CATCAGCGTTTCTTTCCCCCGAATCAACCGTATCTCTTCCAGATACTAAAGTCAAAGGACTTGGAGAAATGTCAAATCCAAGTTGAGAATTTTCATCAGCCAAAGTATAAATAATTGGGCTAGATGAAGTATCTTTGTTTATTATAGGAGCTGTGGCTGAATCTCCAGGGCTAATGCCTCGGCCTCCTGTGACATTAAATTCATCTATTACAGAACCAGAAGTTTGCGCATTATTAAACGCCAATTGAGCCATAGCCCCTAATGCGCCTTGCTCGTTGCCAACAATTAAATTGGCACCTATGCTGACTAACGCCCTGGCATTAGCATCAGATATATTTAGTGCTGGAGCAACCAAACTAGCTGCTTTATCAATTCCATACCCTATAGCCAACGCAGCAGGATCAAACTGCCCAGTTCGAATAAGTTGAGAAGCTGCATTACCTGCCAATCTTCCAAGATCGCCAGGTATGGCGGTTGATAACGAACCTCCAGCAAACGAACCCAACGCTCCACGAGCCGCATCGACTAATGCGTCGTCAAGATCTCGACCTTGCGCTAAACTAGAAGTCAGAGTAAGCGCTCCGCTACCCAACGCCATAGCTCCTGCCGAAGTAGCAGCTAAAGCTCCTCCGCTTAATGCGCTTCCAATCCCACCTACACCTCCAAAAGGCAAAGTAGCCGCAGTCAATAACAGTGTCGCAACAAAAGGATCAATACTAGAACTATCTATTGATGCAGTATAAAATCTAGGTTTGCCTGTGCTAAGATCTAATCCATAAGCAGTACCACCGCCATATTGTTCACCGGTGTAAGTATTACCAAGATTTATTGGAGTTCCGTTAGGGCCAACAATTTGTTCGCTTGTGCCATAAATAGCATTGCCGTTTTCATCTATCCCAAGGTAAGATCCTTCAACAGGGGATATCTTTAATTGAGATAAATCAGTAACTCCAGAACGCATCAAATTTCGAGCCATGTCTAATATGACCATTTGGCCCGCGTTTGGTGTAGATCCTAAAGCATCTTTTAATATTCCAGCGTTAAACCCAATGTTTACGCTATAAGGATCATTTGCAAGTTGACTTTGTACATCAGATCCAAAAGCGCTACCTCCTATTTGATTAACGTCAAAATTTTTAGCTATTTGATCTGCCAAAGTTACTAATGTATTTATATTATATTCTGTCCCTGACTCCGCATCTTTGATTACCTTGGGTTGAATTGTGTTTGCATCTATAGCGTTTTGAGCTCTTTCATCTGCAGACAAAGTAGATGTAACGGCTGTAGAAGAAATTTCCGCTGGTGCTTGTGAAACATTATTTTCTGTAACCGCAGAAGTTGCAGTTTTTACTAATCCTTGATTTGTTGTTTCACTTGGTGTTTTTTTTTCTTCAGCTCCTAACGATTTATTTTGTATGTTATTTTTCCAAAACAGATAATTGTCCCAGTAATTTGGATCAACGCCAGCGCCACCTGGAGCAACAGTGTTATTAACGGTATCTATAAAATATTCTGCATCTGGTGATTTTTTAAGAAAATCAATTATTTCTTTTGAAGAAATTCCTAGAGCTTTTGAAATATCTTCAACAGTTGCTCCATATAAAAACCCTTGCGGATGTCTTATTTCCGATATAAAATTTTGCGCTCGATATTGTTCCGACATATCTGGATGATATTTAAAGTTGTCTTCTATTATTTTTTTAATTCTTTCATCAGTTAACTCCGGCGGTCTAGTAGGAAATACTTGCCGCATTTGCTGCTCGCTGATGGATTTTCCCATCGGGGAAGACGATGCGTCTCCAGCAATATCACTGGACGCCGTAATATTAACTGGAGCCGGAGGCTCATAAACAGGCGGAGGAGGTGCATAAACAGGGGGAGGAGGTTCGTAAACAGGAGGAGGAGGTTCGTAAACAGGGGAAGGTGGTGGAGAAGCAACAGGCCCCAAATAAGTATTTACTACGTCAAGACCATACCCAGTAGCTGAAGCAATGCGATTTCTACTTACTCCATATTGAGCGGCTGCAGCATTGATTGTTGCAGCTTTTTCTGCGTCGCTCCCGGAGCCAGAAAGAATATGATTAATGTAATTACTTATATCTTCATCTGTTACAAATTCAGGAAGTCCGGTTTTGGGGTTAATTGATCCAGAACCGCCCAATTGTTTAAGTAGCATTGCTTCTTTTGGAGATATGTGCGCTAAAACCGAATCATTAAAACGACCGGCTTGGCGAACATATTCAGCATATTTCTTTAAAGGACTCATTGATACCTCGCATTCATTGCGCCAACTACAGCCTGCGCCCANNTGCCAGTCATCAAACTCTTTTGTTTCCGGTATTGCTTCATTCGCAAATACATCGATGGCTTTCAGGCCTGCACCCCACTCATACCATGGCGTAGAGTCTGGAATTGCCAACTGCTGCCCAGCAAACATTTCGCACATAAGACTCGCCCAAGAATCAAAAGTGTGATACCGCGGATCATAAATGTTCATGTTGAGTATCCCCGGACATCACCAATATCGGCACTCACAATGACTTTGCCCATCTGATAGTTGCCGCCGGCCTGGTTGGATACAAACTTCAGGCGCAACTCCCTGCGCTGCTCCTTCATGTCAATTTTACCCGTTGTGGCATCAAAGGTGTAAGGACCCGTTGTCTGGTTGGCTTCTTGCGCATAGGGTCTGCCAATGATGTACAGCTCCATGTCACCATCAAGAATAAAGTCCGGTTCTACCCGCTCGAGGCGCAACCAACGGTTCTCTCCAATAGGAGAAGGCTGCGAGGGACCACCTGCCACCCATCCTAGATCGGAAGTTTCAACGTAGCTCTCAATGGCCATAACTTGTGTATCTTGTATCGCATCCGTACCCACCTCGTGCTGCCAAAGCGAAACAAAACTCATGACAGAACTTACGGTAAGCTCGAATCCCGAGCCAGCAGGGATGGTTGCGGACAGCAGGTCTCCGACTGCGTAGCCTGTTCCACGGTCTTCAATCACGCAGGAGATGACCACATTACCCAGCACCACAATCGTCGCTGTAGCGCCCGATCCTGACCCTCCTGTGAGGCTGAGGTAACTGTACGTACCGTTGGTGTAAGCACTACCTGCATTGGTGATCGTGGTCACATTGATGCCACCTGTGGCGTTGATCGTCGTGCCGGCGTTTACCGGGAATCGAAATACTTGCGAGAAGTAACCTGCAGAGCGTTGCGCACCAAGCGCCTCTCCTGCGTCGTACCACACGTTCTCACGGGTGTTGTAGATGATGGCATCCGTGCATTCTGTGTTATCCCCGCGAGGGTAGAACCACCATATTTCTCCAAACCGCGGCACTTTGCTTGCAAACACCTTCTGGCGCTGCGTGTAGTTGAGATTGTCAAAAAAATAATTCTGATTGAAAGGATTGGGCACCTCTTTCGTCACACCGTTATAGAGCAGGAAGCGATCCGTGCCGCACCAAAAAAAGATGCCGTCATACTCAATGACTCCTGCAGATGACATGAAGGACGACTGGTTGGTGATGATGTCGTAGCGCCAATACGTCGGTGCGGCAAAATTTGCCGTTCCTGCCACCCCCAAGGATTGCGGGTTGAAACTCACGCGGATGATGCTGTCGAGCGACCAGAAAAGCCCGGAGGGGCTGTTGGATCCACCGCGCACCGGGTAGCCATGAACGATCTTGCCGGTAGCCACGTTGACCTCGTTGGCATCCGCACTCGTCCAGTCATCAATGTTGCCCGCAGAGCAGTTCCGGATGAAACCCTCGTTGCCGTAGACGAAGACGTAAGGGTGGAGCGACACCACGCCACCACTGCACGTGACTTCGTTGTCAAAAACCACAGGCAGGCTTGTATAGCTCGCCGTTGCGTTGGCGGTAAGCGTCACCGTGGTGGTGATCACAGAGAGCACCCGGGTTGCCGCGGGAATGCCCGGCCCCGTCACAAGTTGCCCTGCAGCCACCTTGGGATCTGCCGTATCCAAAGTAATGACGGCAGAACCGCTTGTGATGGTGGCCGCCACCGAAAAGATTCCTGCAGCCCACATCGTGCTGCCACTGATCAGGCCGGCAAGGAGTGGCGTGTTGGTTTCATCTGCAATATCGCTCAGATCTCTCGAGGCATGCGCCAAGAGCAGGTTGGCACCCGTACCGTTGGTATCCGTAAAAGTGTCAAAGGTCCAATTGTTGTTGACGTTTGCGGTGAAAGGCGCAGTGATCGTGCTCACCCTCACCGTGAAGCCGGATCCTGCGGGCAGGGTTGCCGTAAGCGTCTCCCCAGGAAGGTAGCGCAAGCCTCCGCTCAGGAGCGTCACCCCTGTCACAGTACCACCACCTCCGACCACGATAGAGGCCGTTGCAGCGCTTCCTGATGCCGACCCTGTAAGTTCCCTTGCGTAGGTGCCTGGCGTGTATCCTGAGCCCGCTACAGTGCCTGTAAGGGCCGTAATGGGGCCCGAGAACTTGAAGTCCGTAACTCCTGCGCCCACCCCATTGTTGTTGACGCCCACCACCTGCAGACCGTCCGAATACCCGCTGTAGACGTTATTGAGGGCATTCTTGACGACCACGTACACACCTCGAGAGGGTCCTGCCAGGTTGCCGGTGATCTGCCGATACCCCCCAATCTTGCGCGGCCTGCTTCTCTGAAAGCGCACCCAGCGACCATCGGTGTAGTATTCCTTATCAAAAAGCGTTCCGTCGCGTTGAATTCCCGCCTTGGTGTCAAGCGCAAAAACCTTCTTGGTCATCAGAATGTTCCACCGGAAATACCACTTGTAAAGTTTCCTGTGCCTGTGATTTCAAGGCCTGCTGCTGCGAGATTCAAGCGCTGTGTTCCAAGGATGGAAATACCAAAGTTTCCTGCTCCCGGACGATAGATGCCGGTATTAATTTCTGATCCAAAATTAAGACTTGGAGAGCCTGCTGATCCATTAACGAGACTGAACGACGTACCGCCTGCTTGCGTGGTGTTGGCATTCAGAATGTTGGTGCCATCGCAAAACAACGTGGCCTGTCCCGCCGCAGGCACTGTGGCCGTACTTGCACCAATTGCCGCAGTTTTAATGGTTACTGTAAATCCGCCCGCCGTGGTTTGATTGCTTACCACGTACAAATTAACCACGGGCGGAACGATAATATTGACGTTTCCGGAAAGCGTGCCATTAATGATCATTAAGGTATTGGACGCCTCACTTGCAGTAAGTGTGTAGTCGCCCGTAGTAACCGTTTTGGTCAACACCCCGAATTCAAAAAGCGTACTTGCCCCATATCCTACGGTCACAAACGCAGTACCGGTGGATACGATAAATGCTGATTCATTCGGCTGAAAAATCTTGCTTACCGCACCATCCAGCAATTCACCCCCGGATGTGTTAACTGTCAGTGAACCGGTTCCGTTGTTTTTTATTAAAAAGAACCAGTTGTTTCCAACTGCGGTACTCAGGGGCAAAGTAACGGTTGTTACACCACCTGTCCACACATAGGTTTTTGCGCGGTCCCCATCCACAAAACTTTGGCTTGCCACAATTGCAAAAACCGGATGCGTCTGATCCAGTACCGTACCATTGGCCTCCAGACCTGCACCCGCAAGTGTGGCTGCATCCGCATTGGACGTACCCGCTCCAAACGTAAAGTTACCCCATGTTCCTGCGTCGGTGCTATTGTCTGTCAGATAAATATAGCGCGCTGATCCCGCGGCAATGGAAACGATCGTTGCTGTACCGTTGAGCGTCTTAACGGTGAAGGTGTTCCCGCCCGTGTTGCGGATCAGAGCATCTTGGCCCACCGAAACCTGACTTGCCGCGGGCATACGCAACTCAAGTCCGCCAGACGATGCCGCGACATCCATGATGCGCGCCGCAGGCGTTTCGCTTTGCAGGTTGCCATTGATTGGCCACACGAGCTGCAGGTTTGCAGCAAGCGTGATGGATTCGTAGGAAACATCCGTGGGCTGTACAACATTTCCTGAAAAAACCGAATTGTAAGTTGTCATATAGACACCTCTTGACATGCAGATCGCGCAGCCTTTTGCAAGGCCTTAGTTGCAATATTTGTGATGATGTAAATTGCCCAGGCGCTCATATCAACTGTCCATGGCGATGGCTTGCCGATCTGCAAGCCTGAGTTTGTCTTCCGCAGCCAGAATTTGAATGATCTGTTCATACTGCGCTTGCCACAAAGGCAAACGCTCATCGTTTTTCAGGTAAGGCATGGCTTGAAGCAAGGCACCGTAAAGCAGTGCTTGTGGGGCGTACACCGTAAACCAGTTGGTCTGATTGGCCGAATCCAAAGGCACCACCCGCTCGTAATACAGTACCTCATAAGCAAAGGCTGAGCTTGGTGTAGGCGCCACCAGCCAGTGCGTGAAGTCATAGTCGCAGTAAAACTTGGGAACGTCCGTCTGGGTTGCCGTAGGCCAGTACTCGCGCAGATATTCATACTTCCTAAGCAAAATGGGATATCGTTTGCCTGAAACAGTCAGATTCATACTTACGGTTTTTCGCCACCGAGCAGGTTTGTCAATAATTGGGTTTCCCTGCACCATCGTTGAGGTTTGTACCGTAAGATTGCCAAGAAACTTAAGCTTTGCCGCAATGTCCTGCTCGGCCAGGCCGATAAACGTAGGAATGCGATCAACCGTTGCGGTGTCGGTACGCTCCAGGTAAGACTGGATATCCGTCACCAGGTTGTTGTAGGTCATTGCGTAAGCCATTAGCGATACCTCGCCGTTTTCTCTCGAATACTTTTAGGTTGTGCTACAAATTGTTTTCCTGCTTTTGTTCCCTCTCGTTTAGCTCGTGTGGTTGCAGCATATTCTTGTGGACTAAGCGATTTGATGGCTTTTTCAGGCAAATATCTTTCGCCTGTGTCTGATGAGCGTTTGCCAGATTTTGTACGCCATTTTTGGGCGGTCCAATCTTTAAGACTTTTTTGCGATGGTTTCATTTTATTTATTATTCAATAAATTTAATCACGGTATCCGCCGCCTTTTTCTTTATATTTTTTTGCAAGAAGTTGACTTTTTCTCGCGCTCCATTTTCCTGCAGCGGTCCCCTGAACATTTGACCCTTTAATGCTGTCAAAAAGTCTTTTGCGCATTTCTGGCTTGGTATAGTTGCCTGCTTTGTTCACTTGTGATTTCATCGCATGAATGCAGCTTCCGCCGCCCTCCTTCTTGTAAGTCCTGGCAGCACGCGACCACTTGCTTTATTCCA